ATGCCGATCTGGTGCGCCACCAGCGTGTCGAACACCTTCGCGTCCACCAAAGGCATCCCGTGCCGCCACAGCACGATCGAGTCGTACGCGATGCCGTTGTGCAGATCGAGCCGCGGAGCCTGCTGGATGTGAGCAGCGATGGCCCGGCTCTGCGCCTGTATCTCGTGCGGCGGCAGCATCCAGTGCCCCTTCACCGACAGCGGCGAGTAGATCATCACCTCGCTGGCGTTGCCGATGCCGATGCGGCGCAGGTTGCACGTCCAGGGGTCCTTCCCATCCGTCTCGACGTCAACTGCCAGCCGGCCCGGATGGGCCCGCAAGAAGTTGACGACCTGATCCGCCGTCGTCGGGATGAAGTACGCCGGGTCCTGCCACGTATCTCCGCCTCGGCTGATCCGCACCGCTTTCTTCACGTCAGCGTGGAAGATCGGCCGCATGCGCCGGCCCTCCTCGCGGAGAACGTAGGCCGCGTGGGTGATCGGCACAGCTCGGGGGCCATTCGGAATCTGCGCCGGCATGCCGCGCATCTCCATGACCGAGCCGTGGATCTCCACGCCAGCCATCGAAGCGCTGCCCATCAAGATCGCGAACTTGGCCCGGGACAGCTCAGCGCGGAGCCGCGGGCGGCAGCACTCGATCACATTCGGGACCTTCGCCCGCCGGCACTTCTGGATGTGCTTCTTCATCTCCTCCAGCGGCGCGCACATCGCTGCGTTCGTGAGCCCGACGCGGCTCATGTCGGCACCGGCCTGCTGGAGCGCGGTGCGGATCTCCTTGCCGCTCGCGCCGATGAGCACCTGGCCAGCGTCGATCTCGTTGTGCCCAGGAGCTTCACCGATCACGAGGATATCCATCTCGCCAGGCGGAAGGGTCGGGGGGACCGGTCCTCTGCCCGCGTTTCGCATAGGGCACACATCGCACCTCGCGCCGGCCGCCATCGCCCAGGTGTGCTGTCTGCCTGGCGGGCCGGCGTCGAGGTTGACGGTGGAGGAGTCGATCACGGAGCGTTTCCCTTTCGTTCCAGCTCGGCACGGACAGCCCGCATAGCCTTGATGACGCGGCGACGGTCCGGCTCCTCATCGAGCCCATCAAGCATCCAACGACCCATGCTGCTGTCATCCCAGAGCTGCGGATCCAGCATCCGTGCCAGTACGCGGTACACGTACCGTCTTGCCGGGGTCTGCGGCTTGCGCCCGGACGCGCCTGAGAACTTCAACGCCATTGCATCAGCCGCCGTTCACTCCGTAGACGCGCTCTTCCTCGCACACGCAGCACGCGAAGAATAGCTGGGTGCTGCCGTGCTCGGTGATGGGCCGCGTGAACCTGTGCTCGCGCGGCTTCTTCTCGCTCTTGCACATGATGACCACGACACGGCCCGTCGAGGGCACAGACGTGGTGGTCAGTGTGGGCTCCGCCTTCGTCATCACGCCCCCAGCAGCAAGCGCTTGCGATCGACCTTCTCGACGAATTCCATCCCCCGCCCGCCGCACGTGTTCAGGAACACCTCGGCTACGTGCTGATACCGCTCCACCGGGATTCGCCCACGCATGAGCATGTAGCGCATGAACACCAGCGTCGTCTGCGCGACATCGTGGCTGCAGTACGTCTCGATCTCCTTCGCATTCCCTGCCGCGAAGGCCGCCGCGACCATCGAGCCATCGAAGCCGAGCTTGCCTGGCAGCCCTACGAGCTTGGCCACCTGATCGAGAGACAACCCCTTGAACGGGATCGCCCCGTACTCGGTCAGCTGCTCCATGAGGTCGATGTGCCGCTCCTCCGAGTACCGCTTGCGGTGCTGCGGGCTGTACCAGCCTTGCGGGATGCCGTGCCTGAAGCTGCGCAGCGACAGCACAGGCAGATCGAAGCCCCGGCCGTTGTACGTCACCAGCACAGGATCTGCCTGCGCGGCGAACGTATGGAAGGCGCCAATCAGAGCCGCCTCGTTCGCGCCGAACGTCGTCGTGCCGGCCACGCCCATCGTCTGCAGCTCCAGGTCGTCGGAGAGCAGCGCAAACCCGATCGCGATGGGGATGTGCGCGTAGTGTGGCGCGAACGGAGAATCGTCGGCCTTGGCGCCTCGCTTCTTGGGAGCCTCCTCCGACTTCCACAGCTCGCGGTCAGGAATGGTCTCGATGTCGAAAACGAGAAAGCTCATGTGGCGGGCTCCGTTTGGACAAGCAGAGCGCCCAACCCAGCGTGATTGACCATAACCACGCCCTCCTCGCGCAGCGTGGCCACTACTCTGTTCAGGTCGCTCGTCTCCATGCAGACAGCACGTAAGAGCGCGCGATATGTGATGCCCTCTCCGCTTTTTGGAATCGCATCGAGCACCAGCTTGCGAATCGGTCGCCACGTGTCCGGATGAATGAAATCCATGTGATCTCCTATGAGGTAAAAATCAGCCCTCCAGGGAGCGGGCGTCTGCACCGATTGGTGTACGCCCCTCGTCGCTTCGCGCCCGCCCCTGGAAGAGCTGAAGGATTTCTAGTGCTGCTGTCCGTTGTTGCCAGCGGGGAACCCGGGGAAGCCCGGGAACGCCTGAGTGGCGCCAGGCTGCGGAGCCGTGGGAGCGGCCGGAGGCGCCGCCGGAGGAGCGAAGCCACCACCGAATCCGGGAGCTGCCGGGAACCCGCCGAACTGCGGCGCCGCCGGAGCGACCGGAGCGACCGGAGGCGCCACCGCGGGGAAGCCGACCGGAGCCGCCGCAGCCTGCGCCATCGGAGCCGCCGCCGCAGGCTGCGGAGCGCTCGGAGCCGTCACGGGGTTCATCGGGTTGTTCGGCAGACCGGGCAGGCCACCACTTCCGAGGCCCGGGAACGCAGCGCTCGACCCCGCACCAGGCAGCGCGCCGGCCGGCCCGCCACCCTCACTGCGCGACTTCGGCTTGGCCTCCCAGCGGTGCGTGTTCTTCGTGACCGCCTCCTCCCACTCAGGGCGCGTGATGAACGCGTCGACACCGGTGGCCGTGCCACCTTTCTTGTCGATGTACGCGCCGGTCCGGATGTACACGATCTGGCCAGCCAGCGCGCCGGGCGTGTACGTCATGCCCACCTGGCCTCCCTGGATCTGCCCGGTGATCGAGCGCAGCAGAGAGCGCCAGGTCCACCACGTGTCGCCCTTCGTGGCACGCGGGTCCACCATGAACTTGGACAGCTGCTTGCCGACGACATCGGGATCGCCCAGCTCCAGCGTCAGCCACACGCCGTGGTTGTCCTTCTCGCCGGTCTGCGCCTTCTCCGTCTTGATCCGCGCCATGTAGTAGCCGTCCTTCTCCAGGACGTCCGTGGAGTCGATCGGCTGCCAGTCCATGTCCGGCGGGATGACCAGAACGAATCCGGAACCGGCCGGCTGCTGCTGTGGTTGTGCGCCCGGCGCCGCAGCCGCGGGCATTCCAGGAAACGCTCCTCCTCCGAATGATGCTGACATAGTGATCTTCTCCTTCTTGTGTTTGGTTGGGACTAGTTCGGGCAGGTGCGTTTGTTGTGGCCGACACGTCGGCAGTTGGTGCACTTCCCGCGCTTCTTCTTGGGCTCGGTCTTCTTCGTCTTCTTCGCTTTCGGCACGTCGGATCTCCTTTTCACGCTTTCGCACACGCGGCGTTGTGATTCGGTCACGACTACAGCCCCTGATATGCTGGCCGGCGCCCGCGCAGGAACGCGCCCAGGTCAGCAGGCACCACAGCCTGGTTGCACCCTTCGCGGTTCTTCGTGAGCCAGCTACGCCAGTCGGGCGGCGGCATCGGACCGAGCGCTAGCGGCCATTCCTCGCCACCGGTGAAGAACACACGAACCGGCTTCTGGCCAATCCCAGGCGTGACGTAGTCGACGCGCAACACGGTGTCGATCTCGCCGAACAGGATGCGGCCGATCGACTTCGGCACGACCTCGAACAGCCCCGGATAGAAGATCCCATCCTGCACGGTGGGCGGCAGTGCGTGCGCCACGATGATGCAGTGGAGGCCCAGCGCCCTGAACCACGTGCGGAGCTGGAACATGGCGTTGCGGACCATCACAGGAATGTCGAACTTGTTGTTGCCCTTCAGTGAAGCTGCCGCTTCCCGGTACAGATTCGCCGCGAAGGGGCTGAAGCCGTCGAGCACCACGCCAGTGAATCGCCCGAGATTCTGCGGCTGTGCCAGCCACCCGATCGTGTCCACCATCTGGCCCCACGTCTTCACTGTCTCTCTCGGGTGAGACGGGATCGGCAGACCGAGCGACGCGATCGTCTTCAGCGCGCCATCCTCGCACGGGATGGCGAAAGCGCTGCACTTGCCGTCCTTGCAGAAGAGCGAGATCGCCGACGTTGTCTTCCCGATGCCCGGAGGCCCGTACAGCATGACGTTGGCAGGCTGTGCGTAGACGTTGGCGACCGCCGCCTCCCCCTCGACGATTTCAATGGGCACGCTCTGACCTCCTGGCGTCCAACACCTGCACGCGATCGTAAGTGTCTTCCGCACTCTCGGTGAAGCACGCGCGGCACAGTCCTCGGCCATCCGTGCACGTCGAGTCGTCCACGTGCGGGACAGCCAGACTCGCTGCAGCCGCGAATAGCATCTCGATGACTTTGACCCGCGCTACGCCTGCGCCGATGAGATCGGTAGCCGCGTCGATGATGGTCTTGCGCTCCTCTGCCGTCGATGCTCGCGGCATCACGCGGCCTCAGATTCGGCTTCAGCGGGCTTGAGGAACGGGAACGCCTCGAACAGCTCGGCGTCCTTGGCGCGACCGCAAAGCCACGCGACCATAAGAGCCTCACGCGCCGTCCACTTTGGTGCGTCACTTGCCAGAAGCACCTTCTGAACCCGCGCAGGCGTAGGTCGATCGAGCTTCGCTCGCTTCTTCCGCGGCCCGCGCTCCTTCTCGGTGTCCATGGCCAGCCAACGCTTCACGGTGCCTACGTGGACCTTGAACATGGCCGCGATGTCAGCCGCGTCATGCCCGTGGTTGTTGAGCTGCTGCGCCTTGCGGGCCTTCTCGATGATGGTATCGCCCTGGCGAAACTCGTTGGCCGAGACCTTCGCCGCAAAGGCATCGGCCTCTTTGCCGCGGTGGACACTGATCGGAACCTTCACGCCTTTTGGCGCCAGCTCGATCACACGTTTGCCTGCGTACGAGTCCGTGCCGCCCATACGGCTGATCGCCTCCATGATGGACGGAACACGGCCGGTGTACGGATGCACGCCAGTGATGGCGTTGATGACGAGCGCACGCTTCACCCGCTGAACGCCATCCACGATCACGGGATCATCACCGCGCAAGCGCACAGCGACAGGCTGCACGAACCCGACCGCAGCCAAGTTCAGCACGTCCTCGTCAGGGACGGCCAGGTTGATTCGCGCGTCGTACATCGGATCCCGCTTGTCAGTGATGAGCACCAGATCGTGCGGGTCTACTGAAGTTGACCCCCGCTTGAATATGGCCTGCAGATCAGCTCGTTCTGGTTTCTTGACTTTGTTTCCCATGGCGTTTTCCTTTCAAGTAGTGGCGGCAGCTAGCGCACGTTCGATCGTGTCTCTCCAATCACAGTAGGGAACAGCCACGAACCCGTCAGCCGGCAGCCCGTGCGTCTCTTCGGCCAGTGCAAACATCATGCGAACGTGATCCACGTGGAAGAGAGCGCGATCGGTCTTCGCGTGGATCACGAAGTACCCCATCAGCTCCTTGTCTGTCCAGTTATCTGGCATGAATCACCACTTCTTCGTGAATTCAGCGATGCGGTGCAGCCCATCTGAACAGATCGGCCACATATCGCAGATGCCGTACTTGCGAACGCACGACTCCCACACCTTCGGCCGATTGCGCGGGTCAGGATGGCTCACCTGCACAGCTCGCATCTGGCGAATCCAGTACAGCGTGTTCGGTCCGAGATCGTTGTACGCAGCCTCGGAGAGAGGCACATCGAAGCGCCCGAAGTGGGGCTCAGGCCGCTCCTTCGTCATGGCGTTGATGACAACGCGCTGGATGTCGTACCCATTCGCCTTGCACAGCGCCAGGCCGGTGAGCATCTCGCGATCGGCGCGGTAGCTGTAGCCGGTGTTCCGCGTGAGCTTGAATGTCGTCTTGTGGTCGACCAGCACGAGCGCCCCGTCGCGCATGTCCCGAGCCAGCAGATCGATCCGGAGGGTGTAGCGCTCGGGCTTGCCGTCCACGTCCATCGTCACCTCGAACTGGTGCTCGACGAGAACGGGCTCCCAGATATTCTGCTCGATGGGGTAGTGCGCCTGATAGGCGTCGAAAATCCGCAGCGCCTCGGTGCCGGCCTCGATGTCCCCCTGTGCGACCGTCCAGAGCGCCGTGCGCGCGTCCGGATACACCATCCACTCCGGCTTCACTGGCAGCAGCGCGCCGTAGCGGTAGGCGAGCCCCACGTGCACCAGCGTGCCGACCTTGCGCGCCGGCTTCTCGTCCGCGGCCTTGAGATTCATCTCGTAGCCGAACGCGTGGTACTGAGGGCACACAGCGAAAGCAGTGATCCCAGAGACCGCCGTGCGGTGGATCGGATTCACTTCCTTGGGGCCGAAGCGGTGCCCCGGACGAATGACCTTCGCGAGACCGGGCTCTTCAGGTGAACGGGTGTCGGGCATCTCAGTGCTTTCGAGCCACGGCTGCAGCCACGCCGTCCTTCAGCCACAACGCGCACTGCGCTGCGTGGGCCACTGACTCTTCAATGTCGGGCACTGCCCGGTGGGCCTCGCCCTTCCGGAACTTCGGCATCCCCAACGACTGACAGAAGAGCTTGATTGCCGACACGTCGTAGTAGCGGTGTGAGATCAGCTTCAGCTCTTCCGCGTAATACTCATAGCGACGAATGAAGGAATGGTCGAAGTGAACCGAAGATCCAGCCAAGACCGGCGGATTGTCTTTATCCGTCCCGGCGACGATGAGCCTCGCAGCCTCTTGTAGCGCAATGAGGCACGGCATATCGCTCTTCGCGCACTCCTCGAAGAGGCCGTTTTTCGTGTGCATCTCCAACACGAACGGACTGATTGGATCCTCGGGGGCACGCTGGAACTTGAGCACACGATGGTAGACGTGCTTGATGTTGAATGGGTCGTCGAGGCGCGATTCAGCTAAAGCGATCTCCAAGATCTCGTCACCTACGGGCTTCAGTCCAGTCGTTTCGATGTCGATCCACACCAGCTTCGTCATTCGTCTTCGCTCCCTTTCATCGCCTTCAGCCGCGCGAACAGACAGTCGATGATCGTCTCGTCCGTCTTGCGCTCGCCACCGAGCATCCCAGAGACCTCTTGTGACTCCGTGTCCGCGCCCAGCGCCGCCTCGATGGCCGCGAGCTTCTCGACCACGGTCTCCGCCACACCTTCATCAAGCGTGCCTGTTCCAATGAGGTAGCGGACGAGCACGCGCTTCGTGCTTCCGTGCCGATGGCAGCGCTTCTCCGACTGCAGCAGCTTCCAGGGCTCGGGCACGAGATCGCCATAGAGCACGAGATCAGCGCCCACCAGCGAGATGGCCACGCCCACCGAATCGATCGTGGCGATGAACGCTGCCGGCGCGGCGATCTCACGGAAGATCTCCGCCTGCTTGTCGCGGCCGTCCGGCGTCAGGTCTCCGTGCACGCAGCTGATCGGGCAGTCGATCTTTTCGCGCACGGCCTTCGCGACCTCTTCCGCCTGCTCGCGCATGTACACGAACACCACGACCTTCTGCTTTGCTTCGAGCGCCTCGACCACCTGGGCCACGACCGCAGAGCGCTTCGCCCGCGCCGTCATCCGCAGCGCCTTCGCCACGAATCCACTCTTCGTCATCGCCTGGTGGCCTTCGTGCACGGTCGGCGCGCTCACGGTGACGTCGACACGGTAAATCTCGCGGCGCTTCTCCGGCAGCTCCAGACCCACGGTGTCAGCGCTCCGCCCGATGGTGAAGTACGTCATCCGCGCAGACAGCTCGGGCAGATTGTCCGCGCCAGTGTCCTTCCAGCCGTACTGCGCCTGGGCCGCTCCGCAGTATTTCTTGGCCCAGCTCCAGTAGCTGAAGCCCCACAGTCCGTCGCTGATGAGATCGATCAGCGCCCACAGATCACGCACGTAGTTTGGCATCGGCGTGCCGGTCAGCGCCCACACGACCGGTACGCCCTTCAGCATCTTCTTCGTCACCTGCGTGCGCCGCGACTGCCGGCCGCGATAGGCATGAGCCTCGTCGATGATCACGATCGGGAATCGGCCCGCCAGCGTCATCGCCCAGCCAGGAAGATGCTCGACTTCGTGTTTCACGCCAGATGCATCTCGGCGCTGGGCCCCGTACAGGATGTCGTAGTTGCAGATCACGTAGCGGGTCTGCGGCAGCTCCGTGGGCGTCAGCGACTGCAGCACGGATGCCTCATGTCCTGTCCACTTCGTGACCTCTCGCTGCCAGTGGCGCTTCGCCAGCGCCGGGCAGAGGATCAGCACGCACGGCATCGTCGGTGAAGGGACAACCGCCATCGCAAGCCGCGCCTCTGCCGCGATCAGCGACTGCGCTGTCTTACCAACACCCGGTTGGTCGAACAGGCC